AGCCGTTTGCTTCGTAGTGGTCCCATGCGCCGATTGCCTGATTTTCGGTCAGTGGGTTGGGCATCACCTTGGCGTACTCGGTCCACTCCTCGACGTTCGGCTTGGCAAAGCGAGCCCGTTTCGCCTTTGGTTCCTTCGGTGCGGGTGCGGGTGTCGCGGAAGCGGCACCTACACTCTCTGGGGTTACTGGCTTAAGGAGTGAGGAATGAGGATTAAGGACTAAGGAGTGAGGGTGGCATTGCTCAAGCATTGCTTGTGCATTGCTTGTGCATTGCTCAAGCATTGCACTTGCATCGCCGGACCACCGTGCAGCTGCGGCTTTTCTTCCGCGTGCTTTCCCTTTTTCAATCCGGTCGCGCTGGTCTTGCCTGACAGATTCCAGTCTGGCATTTCTGCGCAATCCGTCTTCGCCAACCGGGAACTTGGCAAGGACCGATGGCGTGAGCGGAGCCCCTGCGAGCCGCTCAAGTGTGCGCATGTCGTCAGGAAGTCCCTCCATGATCCACTGATGGCAGAGCAGGCTTATGTACATGCCTCGTTCTGCTGCGTCCATTGCGACAGTTCCGGCAATAAAGCGCTCCGCATAAAGGTCGAACCATGGCGGGCTTTTCTGTGCGTCGTCGCTCATGAGTCCTCCTTCCGTGGATTGCAGTTCTCGCAGAAAAACGCCCCCGCTCCGTTAGATCGGAAGAGGAGGCTGCCGCAGTGCAGACACTTGCCGCGCGGTTCCTCTACGTCGTCAGGCAATGGCTCGTAGAAAACCGGAACGGTCGTCCACTGGTGCGCCGTTGGGTCAATGATGGTCCCGTCCGGCGTCATGCACCACCAATGCGGACGAAGATTGACGCCAACCATCGCGTGACCACGGAAGCGGCGAAGCTCTGGAAACGCCCTGACAAGCGCCAGCGTTGCCTCCGCGCATTGCAGGCTTGCGGATTCCGTCGTGGGATAGTGTTCGGCAATCCAATGGGTGTATTGATCGTCGCTCATGCGCCCTCCTTCCGTGCCAGCGGCGAGAACTCACCATGCAGCCGAATCTCTGCCTCTTCGCGGGCGCGGCGGGCGTCGTCGATGTCATCAAAAAATCCGAGTCTCATATTGGTTCCACTGACATATATCTGGGCGAACCATTTACTGCGCAGCTTGCACCAACTAACTCCTTTCACTCCGCTGGTGTTGTTGCGGCGGAGTCCCGTGTTCATGTTGTTCTGTGAAGCTGTCGCAAGCCTAAGGTTTTCGGCCCGATTGTCGCGGCAGTCTCCATTGATATGGTCAACCTGCAAATCGTCGGCAAATGCCCCGTAGTGCATCGCGTAAATGATCCGTGAAGTTTTGTATCTAACGCCATCAATGGCGACTTTCCAATAGTAATGGAGCTTAGGTGGCGTGCGGTGATATTTTGATCCAGCAATCTGCCCGATTTTTGCCCTGTGCTTTCCAACCTTCCACCGCAACCCGCTCGGGCTTGTTGGATCCACTATGAGGAGTTCGCGGAGCCGCTCAATCGGCGGCAGCGATTTCGCCTTGCTGCGGTTTTTCCTGTCGTCTGTCTCTGTTGTCATATCAAGAAAAGAGCCACTCGTGGACGACCCGGATTTCTCCGGCACGAGTGGCAAGTTGTTCTGCGTTGAGCATCGGTCGTCGTCGATGCGCTGGCGCTATGGTTGGCGCAATCTTGCTAGTATCCGCGACGAGTCAAGTGGGTGGTATTACATTTCATCGTCCATAATCCCAGCAAGCAGCGGAACCTCTTCCGCCACGTTTCCCTTCGCCGCTTCTTCGCAGTTCTTTACAGCTTGCAGGAAATAGGCGCGTTTCAACTCCACGCCGATTGAGCGGCGACCGTTGAGGATCGCGCCGTATGCCTCGGATCCAACACCAAGAAACGGAGTCAGCACGGTTTCGCCGGGGTTTGACCGCAGCACTACCACCCGTTCAATTACGTCAAGCTGGAGCGGATGAACGTGCTTTTCGTCTTCTGGATCTTTGCAATCCTTGTACGGCAGCACGCGACCGATGCGCACGTCATCCCAGAAGGCTGATGCGTAGTTTCGCCAGATCCAGTGAGAGAAGCGGTTTTCGGTCTGCTTTCCTTCGTGGCCTTTGTACTTCAGCAATTCCGCAGGCATCTGCTTTTCCCCGGCATAGGAGTGGAGTCCTGTCGGATGGGCTACCGGAATTTTGTTCTGACCATCGCGACGGAACAAAAGCAGGTAGTCAGCGGACGCAACGTCGCAAAGACTGGAATCCTCCACGATGGTCTTGTGCGCAAGTCCCTTTGCCATGGTCCGGAGACGCACGCCAAGAGGCTCCTTCCACACGCAATGCCTTGCGATGTATCTGAATCCCAGTCGCTCATGCAGTCGGATTATGTCACCGGGAAAATCCGTGAGGTGATTCCCCGCATTGACCGAGCTTGGGATGTCCATGCAATGCACGGCTGTGATGCGACCCGGCTTTGTAAGGCGTGCAATTTCACCGACCACGAACTCGTAGTGCTTGAAGAATTCATCGTAGCTTGAACAGTTGGACAGGTCGCGCTCGTCGCTGCTGTAGTTATACAGACCACAAAACGGCGGGCTGTAAATCGACAGGTCAACGCATTGATCCGGGAGGGTTGGCATGACTTGGCAGCAGTCCCCGTTATAGAGCGCGTACTTGTCCGTGATGACTTGGCTGGTTAGATCCATGATGGCAGTTCGGTTTGTGGTGTTTGTGCTTTGTGTTTTCTGACTTCCAACTCTTGACCCATAAGAGAGACAAGACTTGAAAACATTTTCTCAGCGGCGTCAGATTTCCGCTGGAGATTGAGCATGACATCGCGCTCACCTTCACTTGTGATGATGTCAACAGTTACGGGGTTCTTCTGCCCGAACCGCCACGAACGGCGGATTGCCTGATACCATTGCTCAAAAGAATGTGACGGGAAAAAGGTCTGGTGACTACAGTGCTGCCAGTTAAGGCCAAATCCTGCAATCGTTGGTTTTGTAACTAGCACCTTGATTTCACCAGACTCAAATGCCGCAAACTTCTCCTCCTTTTCTTCGTCGGTGTCGCTGCCGGATACCTCAACCGCTCCTCGCGTCATCTTAGCAAGAAGCGATGACTCGCTGTTCAGGTAGCACCATTGTACCGATGAGGATCCATTTGCGGCAACGCACTCCGCAGCTTTCTCGCATCGCTCCTTTACTGTCCGGCTTCGCTCCTTGCGTTGCTCTGACAGTCCGCACGCCGGAAGTGAGAACAGAAATCCATCCGCAGGAGATTCCGCGGAAACCACATGTTGCCTAGTGATGAGCTGCGGAAGCGTAAGGCTGTTGTCATCAAAACCAAGGTCAGAAGGGCGACGGATCGCCCGAGACCATGAGCACACCCATCGCCAGAAATCGCGCTCCGCATGTCCACGGAACCGATAAATTCCGGATCGGTTCTCGTCTTTCCTGCTGATTGTAGCCTCTGACTTTTTGAAGAATTTGCCCAGCATGTCCATGTATCCCATGTGACCAAGAGCCTCTGCGGATGTTCCTAGTTCGATGAAGTCATTAGGGGCGGCGGTGGCAGTGCAAAGCAGTCGGTACGGATGCCGCTTCATGAACTCGGTGACGTTCTTTTTTGTGACGCCATCAAAGTTTTTCAGAATGCTGGACTCATCACAGACAGTTCCAGAGAAGTCCGCAGGATCAAACAGGTGAATCCTCTCGTAATTCGCGACCACCACGCAAGCACCGGAATGACTGCCATCCAGTGACCGAACAGCATGAATCCCGAATTTCTCCGCTTCCTTCACTGTCTGGTGACCCACCGACAACGGGGTTAGGAGGAGTACTGGCTTGTTTGTCTTCCTTACCACGTTCTCGGCGAACGCGAGTTCCATCAACGTCTTCCCCATTCCACAATCTGCAAAGATTGCAGCCCTGCCTTTTCTGGTCGCCCATTCGACGAGGTGCCGCTGGAAGTCGAAAGCGGCATCAGGCATGAAAACCGGGTCGAATCCGTGATTGCCACCGATGTGGCTTTTTTGCTGAATGAATTGTTCGTAGTCTGTGTGTGATGTCATGGTTAGGGTAAAAAAGAGCCCCGCATGGGGGAGTCCTCTTTCGAGGCCATGCAGGGCAAATTGGTTATGTAACGTCAGACCAGACTCCCACCTGGCCTTTCGCAGATGCGTGATTGTGCCCGTTAGCTGCGCCCGGTCAAGCGGCATGGTCCGTCATGCCGATAATTCCCCGCCTCATCCATGCGATACCACTGCCCGCGATGGATAACCGCATCAGGCTGATGCGCCGGGATTGCGACGATGGCACCGTCTGACGGTCCGCCGAATAGCTCTGCCTCGACGGTCGGTAGCGGTTGCCATTGCCTGCGGAACTCCTGACGTGCCGGCGCTTTGACGGGTCTCGGCTTGGTCAGGTGAGCGAGTCCAAGCACGACCGAGGAAACGCCAGCAGTTGCGGCGACGACGGCATCACCGAATGCGATTGCTTCAGTCATTCTGCCCTCCTTCCACTACGCGGAACTCGACGACCCAGACCCATGGGTTTTCGTGCCATAGGTCTCCCCATAGCTGGGCGATTTCGTCGCGCCTATCTGGACGCGGGTTCTTGCATCCGCATGGCTCAGGCATCCCGCAGCTAAGGCATCCTCCGTCCGTGATTCCTTCTGCGGTGGCGTCCTCCTCGGTAATGTCCTGCAACCGCTCAGCGCGGACGCTCTCGTTCGCCAAGATGATGCGCGTATCTTTGATCCTTAATCTGTCCCCGTTGCGAGGATTGCCAAACGGGCAACTGATGCGCTGCGCCTGTCTCGCACACGGGTAGCGGTCTGTGAAGAGGTGTTTGCCCTCATCCGCTTTGACCGTCGAGCATGAGATCGCACCACGCCATGCAAGCCCCTCCGCAGGCTGTGGCTTCACCATCCGCCGGAACTGAGTCTTGCGACCGTCAAGGATGGCGCGGACTTTTGCGGCAGTGAATGTGATAGGGCGTTCTTTCATGCGTCCCTCCCCTCAACTCTGGCAACGATCCGTTCAATCATGGCGCGGCTTTGCTGACTGCGCTTCCGTGCTGCCCGATGAGCCAGCCGCTCGGCAAGCAGACCGCAGGCAAATCCTGCGACCACCAGTCCAATTGTCATTTGTGTGTTAGGGTCCATGGTTAGAATAGGGTAGGGGTTTGTTCGTCCTGGGCGCGGCGAGCACGGTCTTTTGCCCAGAGTACGGCGGCGCGGAGGTTCGCCGCGATCTCGTCTGCCTCCTGTGCGGTGCAGATGATCCGCGTAATGCTGATTTCGTATTGGTCAGTTACTGGGTTGTAATACCCTTCGACGTAGGGTCCGAATTGCTGGTGCATGGTGTGATGGGTTAGGGTTTGGCTTTTGCGATGGCGGCGCGGGCTTGTTGCACTGCGTTACTCCATTTCGTTACTTGAGGGCCATCCCATCCAAGCCCCTCTCTGTCCCGGACTTGATACACGAGGTCGCCTAGGTTGACGTGGGGATTACTTGTCAGCGCCTCCAACGCCTCCAGCAGTTCCGGCGCGGCGGCGATGAGACGGGCGTTTGCTTCAAGGTTTGTGGGATGCAGAAACATCCCCCAGTCTCTGTCCGTGTCAATAATCGGATAATCAGGACCGTATAGACCCGTTTTGGTTTCGCACCACTCCCACGGACCCGGTGTGTGTTTCGGTTTGTCGCTCATGTTGGTGTGATTGTTAGGGTTTAGGGTTTATCCTAGAACGGGATTTCATCTCCTGTCTCGTGGTCTTCCCACTTGGCAGCAGGCGCGGCGGGTTTCGGCTCTGACCTCTTGAGCGGAAACGCATTGCCAAGGATGGGCGCTTGCTCGCCCTTCCTCTCTTTTCCGAGGTCTTGCTTGACCATTCCGATTTCGCCGAACTTGCTTTCTCCTTTGTTTGGCCAAACGATGATGTCCAGATATGTTCCGTTCTTGCCCTTAAACAAGGCGTCCTTGTCAATCTTGGTTACGTCGATTTTAATCTTGATAGGTTCCATGGTGTGTTTTTGGTTGGTGTTAGATGAGTGAGATTTCAATGATTGCGCCGCGGACTCCATCTCCGCCGACCCATGTTTTCGTTTCGTATGATTCGCAAACCTGTTTGTCATCCTTCCAAATGCCTGC